GTCCAGGGTCAGGTTTTCGACCCTACCCTCTTTCGGCAGATTGCCCCAGATACGGTTGGGGCCTTTCTTCAGGTTGGCCGCCTTGGCCCCGAACACGAGGGTGATGGGGTCGCCATGATACTCCAGGATCTGCCCGATGTTGGTGGTGACATTGGAGAACTCCTCGCCAAGCCGCTCAGCCACCCCAATGTCGTCGTCCCCGAACAGGCTGTCCCCGTTCGGATAGTTCCTGATATGGACAACGAACACTTTCTTTAGGGGGTTAGGGCGCTGGTTGCGCGAGTCCGCTACCTCCGTACCGCTGAAGTTCTCTTTCCACAGCTTGATGATTTCGCGGTCGATGTAATAATTCACATATTCGGTCTGCCAGGTCCCGTTAGTCTGGTATAGTCGCAGAGGGATGCGGATGTGCATCGCCACCATCTCGTCCATGTCGAAGTCGGAGTAGATAGGAGTGCAGTAAGCTGAGTTGAGGACGAGCACGCGGATCTGCGCCGGTACATCCACCTCGATAGTCGCGGTCTTGGGGTCCAGCTTCGCGATCTCCTCAGCCACCTGTACTGGCGCCACCATGAGGTACGCATCGCCGGTCACTGACCCGAACTGCCCCATCCGCAGCAGCTTCTCCGGCAGCCGGCTGCCGAACTGCTCAAGCGCAACCGCCAGACGCTCGCCAAACCTAGGGTGGTTCACCGTAAAGCCGAACCCAAACGCAAAGTAATTTACCTTGTTGATGTTGGTCTTGATGAAATTGACCGACACAGGGCGCGTGCCGTCCTCGCTTACCTGCGCGGCGTCCCTATATCCCTTGTAGATAGCCCAGTTGCGCCGATACCTCGCCGTCCGGGCGTTGTACTCGTTCATGCGGTCCCGCAGGTCAGCATCCTGATTGGACAGCCCTCTAGGCGAGCCGAGCCCGAAGAAGTGACGGAAGTTGTCGAACAGACTCATCGTCGGCTCCTAAAGATATTTTCGTCCATGTCCTCGACCTCCCCACCATACGGGCGCGAGGACGCGGCCTCGATGGCCAACATACCGCTGTAACAGTAATCGTCGTGTGCTCCGCGTAGCTCAGGATGGTGCAGACACAGCAGGCCGTTGACGTATTCCTTCTCCAGGTCCAGCATCTGGATCTTGAACTGCTTGAACTCCGGGCGCGTGCTGCACTCAAGGCCGCCGGGCCAGGTCAACATGCCAGTGTTCAGGTCAGTCAGGAACTGGCGCCCAAGGCTATCCTTGGCCTGCGGTGAGAAGGATACGAATACCACATCCGCGTAATCAAAGCGCGCGCGTACACGGTCACCAATGGCCACACCGACGCCGGTGTAGTCGAGAGCGATCCGCTCAGGGCGCCATGGCTTGAGATAGGATTCGATCTGAGCGAACTGCGCCTCGTAGTCGTCGCCGAGCATCTCCAGCCATCCGACGATATGCTTACCGAAGATTTCTACAGTGATCGCGCCCTCTTCCGGGTCAAACGCCTCCAGGACACGGCGCGGGTGATCCCAATCGACCTCCATGACCGTCACCACGGTCGAGTCATGCACCTTGCCGAAGTCAATGCCGGCGACGTAGTGGACGCCGAACCGCGGGCGCTCCTGTATGTCGCTGAACGGCCCTTCGATCACGGTCCGGTTGATGAACAGCTCTTCTGACATGCACAGGCCGCGGTGCAGGATGAACTGCCCCTCATACGACATGCGGAACTCGTCGCTGCGCTCACCCAGCCGGAGCATCTCTTTGCGCACATAGCGCTCGTAGGCGGTGTTGTACTTCGCCGCCTCTTTCCAATCGACGAAAAAATGATTGCGCTCAGCCCCTTGGGCCTCGCGACGCATGTTCAGTCGGATGGAGTTGTAGAAGTGGCTCTTGCGGGTGTTGGCGGTACCGATCTTCACCAGGCAACCGCCAGACGCGGCAAGCATTGGGCTAATCGATTTTGTAGCCCTCTCGTCGCTGATGTCTTGTGACTCTTCCAGCACGCCGAGGTGCAAGCTCAGACCTTCGATGCTTGCCTGGTCACTGGCAGTCGAGCAGACGATAAAGCTCTGATTCGACATGCGAAGGGTGTCACCGTTGTTCACCTCAACGCTAAGACCGCACTCAGACAGGAGCTGGCGCGCGATGTCGCGGCGGAAGAACAGCTTGATACGATTGAAAATAATTTTAGCCTGCGCCAGCTTAGGCGCGAAGATGCCGATCCAGAACCCATCGATGTAGGACCGCACCGCCTGGCTCTTAGGATCCTTGTAGCAGAAGCGGTCATCGTCGGCGTACTGTCTCGCGAAGACCGGCAACAGGATCATCAATGCGCCAGCTATAGCGGCAACCGTCTGGCTCTTACCCACCTGCCGCGCCCACAGAGCGGTCATCTCTTCCTGAGAGCGTTCGAGAACGCACCAGATGATGCGGCGCGCGAACGCCCGCTGGTACGGGAAGAGGGGCGAGCCGGCCAGCTTGTCCGCTATCTCAAGGATGAGGTCGCAGAGGAAGTCGGTCGAGATGCCCGGTGTACGCCTAACCACCATGGAATCCATGGTGGGGCCGGCATGCGCTTCGAACTCCTCGACCTCAGGCACCGCGCCTCCGCAAAAATAAACCCGCGTGAGGATGTCCTCACGCGGGCCACAGCCTACACACGCTTGCAGAGAAGGTCAACCGCCCTCGCCAAGCAGCCCCTTCCTGGACGCATCGGGCGCTGGCAACCGCATAGTTGCGCGGTGCGGAGCCACCGCAGCCGCCGGCGCCGGCGCTGGCGCCATTGGGCTCGCGGGAATCGGTGGCTGCGATGCCGGCCGCGGAGAGCCCTCCAGTGCTCGTGCCAACGCGGCCACCAGATCGTCCTTGTCCTTGTCCTTAGTACCGCCCATCGTCTTCCTCCTCTTGCTGGGCCTCCTGGCGCATGCGTTCCGAAACGTCATTGGATGACCGGGAACTGATAGCCTTGAGAGCGTCCCCGAACGTAAGCTGTGCCGTCATGTTGTCGAAGCCGACCAGGGAATGCGTGTCGCTAGCGTCAATAAGGTGCTGCGCGTGCGCCCCATAAGGAAGCTCACTGGCGGTGAATAGCGTGCGCAGCTTCGTCCGTGCCGGCTTGCGTGTCGATACCGCCGACGAGATCGGAGAACACCCGTCGGTCAGTAGGACAATATCACACTTTCTGTAGGTGGGGTCGTTCTGCACATCCTCGTAAGCGGCGAGCACCGCCTTTTCGATATTGGTGGCCCCGCCGTCGTATCGCTGCTGGCCGAGCCACGCCATCACTTCCGTAGCACTTTCCGGGGATACCGCGTGCTGCGCTGCGCCAGGCGCGCCGCTAAACGGGATAACATGGACGTGCCAGCGCCCATCGTAAGCGAAGCGCAGCAGCGACAGCGCCAACACGTTCGCTGCCCATGCTCTGCTTATGCGTCCACCAAGGTCCGTGCTGTGCATCGAACCAGTCACATCGAGAAGGATGTAAAGGTGGCAGATGCCAGCTTCCTCATCCTGTGGGTGATCGACCTCGACCTTTTTCTGCGCGTACTGCGCCTCAAAGCCATCCTGCGCCAGTGCTGCCACATCCACGGACGAAACCTGCTCGTACTCGGTCATCTTATCGCGCCGGCGCTCCAGCATGTCCTTGTCCGTATCAACACCGACTTTACCGGCGGCTCCAAGCTCCTCAACAATCCTGGTGAACTCACGGTACAGCAACGGGTATGCGGTAGGAAGGTCTATTGCATGCTTCACTACCCCGCCGGCGAGGGCATAAGCTGGATCAGTGGTAGCCGTATGGTACCGCCCAGAGCCACAGCTGCTCATCACGAAAGCGCTGAGCCCTGGGTCTGTGAACTTGAGCGGCAGCACCAAGGCCGAGAGGTACTCGTCGAAATCCTCATCAAGTGGCGCCGGCAGCTTGCTGAGCAGCGCCTCATCGGCGTATCCGACAAAGATCGCGTTGCCGGTGTGCTCAATGGTCGTGGCCACCGGATTGCCGGCCACGGCGGCCTCGGCAGCTCTGGCCTTCTCATAGTCGGCGATGAACTGGAGAACGGCAGCCATCGGGTCCGAGAGCTTTCGCAGCTCCTGCATGTAGGGACTCGTGCGCATCGACTCTAAGAAATCCTTGCGGCTGGTGATCTTGGTTCGGTAGCTCCAGTACGCCGGGTCATGTCGCGCCAGCCCTTCAACCAGCTCGGCGTCATTCCGCAAGTTCGGGAAAGGCTGCGCGCACAGCAAATACAGGTCGATCAGAAAACCCTTGTCGCCCTTGAACTTCTCGGCCAGGCTCGTGAGCTGCCGCGCAGCATCGGTCGGAATGTCCGAACTATCGAAGACGTTCATCGCTTGCTCTCCTTGTAGAGGCTGTCGGCCCTAGTGAGTATCGCATCGGCCATGCTCTGCACCTCTGCCAGGGCGGCGCGGCCAACTGAGGTTCCTGGCGCATAGTGCCGCGCGGCTGCCGACGCAGCCGCCGCTTCCTCTGCTACGGGCTGGATCTCAGCGTAGGTCTTGGCCTGAATAGCCAGCGCGCGCAGCCCAGTCAGCCGCGCGCCGATGATAACCATGTACCCCTCGTGCTGGCGCTCTTGCATCCGAACCTGCCAAGAATGCAACGCCTTAGCGAACGCCTGCTCAGTCGCCGAGATGCCGGGGATCACATAGCACTGTTCCAGCACATGCAAATCCTCCATTTCGACGGTCCTCCGGCCGCGCACGAGAGCCTCAGCGCGCAGTACGGCTACGGCCTGGGCCAGGCGCCTGTCTGTCACCTGCATTTCAGTAGAAATCTTTACATGCATTTCTAGCACTTGGCGTGGCACAGCCACCTTTGCCAC